TCCGTTGTTGTTTCTTCTTCAGAAACTACTTCGTCAGTAACCTTTTCGTCTTCAGCAACAACGTCGCCTTCAACTTGATCCTCTTCCTTCATACCACCAGGCATTGGATCTGCTGGTTTTGCACCCTTATTAACAATATCCTTAACTTGCTTAAGAGTTGTACCAGGTGTTTTTAGTTTAGCACTATCATCTGTAGGGCTATAGTTTTGTGGAGTTGGGCCACCTAAATCTTCATACGAACCAGTTTGACCAGGAGTTGTCCCAGTTAGACTTGGCATCGCATCAGCTTTAGCAGCTCCTTTAGTTACTGCGTTTTCCATTTCTTGTAAATTGTTGCTACCAACGGACATTGTTATTAAAAATTAATAATCTGTATTTATTTATAGAACTTAGAGATTAGAGAGAAAATCGTTGAATAGATTCAACTTATGCTCTTCTAATTTTCTTTGGTCTACAAGAGTGTTTATTCTCTTTTGTGTTTTTTCTGCGAGTTGTTCACGAAGAATTCCTCCTTCCCAAATCCACTCTTTTCCTTCCATAATACCAGACACAAATGCGTCAGGTGCAGAAGGATCGGCAACGATATCAGCTGCTGTTGCTAACATGAAATCTTCACCTACAACTTTGCATCCATGAAGATCTTCTTTAAGTGATCCAACACCACGAGAAGATACTCCAAGAGTTACACCTTCACCAATAAGATTTGATGCAATCTTACCCATAGGTGTTGAAAGGAGTTGTGCCTTTCCTCTAAAATTATTTCCCTCTTGAACAAGAGAAGTAATCTTGTGAGAAACTCGATCAAGGTTTACAGTAGGACCTTCGGGATGTCCAAGTTCACCTAATGCTCTACCTTTTTTAACGAAACTTTCATTGTATCTATGAACCTCTTTTGAAAGAGTGTCAATTGGATACATTCTACCATTACGATTTTTAATTTCACCTTGAAGGAATACTCCCTCAATATACATTTTCTTTTTAGCGCCTTTTCCTTCGACGATAAATTTGACCTTTGAAACTTCTTCAGTAATTAATTTCATTAGAAATCTCCTGCTACTTGAACTTCTGTAATATGTGTTTTGGTGGAACCACCAGTTGCAACATCAAGTGTTACCACTCTTCTGAGATTACCAGTAATTGATCCTTCAGTTTTATCACTTGAACCAACTCCAATAGTAACTCCACCTGATTGAGAACTTTCAAATCCAGATGATCCATAATTTATTGGAACAATACCAGTTACTAATGCTTTTGAAGTATTAAATCCAACACCAGCATTTGTAACCTCAATAGTATCACCAACAGCAAATGGTGATTCTACTCCACTAGGAAATGTGAATGTTGTTCCATGATCTGACGTTGTTATACCTACAAAATTAGAAGCAACTGCTCTTTCTTTGAGAATAATTGAAGTATCGGCAGGTACAAATATACTGCTATCAGTAGTAGCAGATGCATTAGTTCCAACTTCTATAAATGAATCTGCTACAGGTGTAACTCTAAGATAACCTGACTTTAGTGCAATATCTACACTATTAGATCCCGTTACAGTGCCAATTTTTTGTACTACTTTAAAAGCCGCCATTTTTTATATCAACCATGATAGTGTTATTTATGATTATTCTTCCTCTTCTTCCTCTTCTTCATAGGAATCATCCACTGAATCTACAGGTTCATCGGAAACTTCATCTTCTACTTCATCAACAGTTGGATCAAATATGGATGTAGCAATATCAGGTCTTTGAGCTTCTATTCTCTCAGCTGCCTTTGCATACAATACATCTTTAATTTTATCTGTGACTTCTGCAGCAGATTTATCAGTTGCAATCAAGTCAATTAATTCATCCATTTTTTAATATTATTTTAAGATATCTTGACTATTTATATCTCCGCAGACTTAACATCTTTTTGGAACTGTGCATCAGTTTTTGCTCCATCTGCTTCTAAGTCTGGTTCGGTGGGTACTGCTCCTAAATCACCACCACCTTCTGGAGGTAAAGGTTCACCAGTGATTGGGTCTACTGTACTTGGATCAGGAATTATACCATCTTTAATTTCTTTTTCAATTTGCTCATCAAGTTCTTCAATTTCTGAATCAGATTGACGAAGAACTTTTGTTCTTACATAATGGTTAGAATAATATTTACCAATATATGGTTCAATTGTTGCTAATGTTCCAAGTCTTTCATTTAATAATTCTGACTCTTTTAATTCTGCAAATTGATTATCATATAAGAAATCATATTGAATATGATCACTCAATTTATCCCAATCTTCAGGTGTAATTATATTTTTTAATATCAGTTGTGTTTTGAGTAGATTATTGAATAGGTTTGAAAATCTCTTTCTTAATCTTCCTACAAATTTAGCAAACTTTAATTCATCTCTTAATATCTCTGATGAACGACCTAAATTAAATCCACCATCGCTTGCGATTCTTGATTCTGGAACACCTAATGCACGATATAATTTTTTCTGGAAATATTCTATGTCAGTTAATTCACCTAAGTTTTGTCCACCAGGTAATGTTGTGATTTCAGTTCCACGACCACCCTCTCTTCTTGGTAGCCAGAAGTCTTCCATCATACTCATAAATTTACGATCATCTCTAACTTCTCCAGTTGATGCATCATAAACCAACTTATTACGATAACGACTCATTACTTCTTTTAAGTATTGCTCTGCTTTTACTTTTGGAAGATTACCGACATCAATATAAAATATTCTTCTTTCTGGTGCTCTTGATAATCTGTAAATTACAAGACTATCCTCAATCATTCTTAATTGATTAAGTGCTTTGATTGCTTTATGTAAGTATGATAAGCAAGTTCCTTTATTACGATCAAATAATCCAGATGTTACATGGCACACTGAATCTTTTGCAATTTTAATTTGTCCTTTGCCACCCGCACCTGCAGCAGTCGAATACATTGATGTTGGATAATTTGGTTTTGGTGAGTAGATATAATATTCATCTATCTCAGGATATGCGGTTTTCTTTTCATTTCCTCCTGATATAGGATCTAATGGTAGATTTCCTTTATTATTTGTCTTCTTTTCTTGTCTGACAAATTTCATTTTCATAGGATCAATATATCTGATCTCTTGAATACCGTCTTGTGGTTTTTTAACATCAATTACTTTTAAGTAATATAATCTTCCGTCTACGTACCAATTCTTAAAAATTTCATGGGACTTTTTATCAAAGTCCATCATTTCTTTAATACCTTTAAACTCTTCTCTAATTTTATCCTTTAACTTATCACTTGCATTTACATTTGATAATTCTATTTCTACAGGTGAATCATATAAATCACTGACTATACCTTCATTTACAACATCTTCAATTGCACCATCACACTCTGGATGTAGTGCCATTTCACGATATCTTTTAATTAAATCGTACTCTGTACGATAAACACCTTCTATATCTACATACTGCCCATAAAATCCAGATTGCACAAAATAGTCAACCCCGTCCTCGTTACTACGAGGAACGGGTGAGACCACTGAATCGGGTTTATTATCCGAATCGTCAATTGAGAATCCAAAGAGTTTCGCCATTGTATAACTATTTTTCTTTTATTATAGCACTATTTATCAGTTTTAACTTATGCTTTCTCCTCCAGCATTATCACCGACACCTTTGATTGATTCAAAGTATAGTACTTGTAATTCTACCGTAAACTCCTCTATTGTGTCAACTGTTTCATAAGATAAATCCATCTGACTGATTTGTGTTGGGAAAACATCATAGAATCTATATGTTCTAAGAGTTGATCCATCACGATCAAGTTGATGAACATAAGCATCTTCTTGATAATCTGCTGGATTATTTGCACCAGTGGCATCAGATAACCTATTGATTGAGTTCATCCACTTCTCAAAAGCAGAACGAATTGAGAAATCAGTATCGTTAATAACTGTGATAGTCCATGTATCAAATGTTCTATCTCCTGCTATTTTTAAGATTCTTCCTCTAAAGTTGACATCTATTGGAGTGATATTTGAAGCAGGTAAGGCAGCTGCTTTGACTAAGAATCTTGCCTTGTCCTTTACATCATTGTCGATTCCTATTTCCTCTGGGAAAGCAAGTTCGACTTCAAATAGATTCGGTCTTGCACCACCACCTACTAACTTACTTTTGAAGTCAGTAATTCGTCTTAAAGGTGGTCTGTTAAATTGGGTTGCCATTTTCTTTAATTACCTCTAATTAAACGTTACCGATTACTTCTTCAAATGATACACCTGTTCGTGTAGCAACGAAGGTTAGACCGATGAAGTTAATTGATCTTGCAGGTTTAATGAAGATGTCTGCGACAAATTCATTATTATCTATGATTGCAGCAGTGTTATTTGTTTCATCACAGATAACTCTGAAATCAAAGATTCCTCGTTTTGCCTGTACATCACGAAGGAATGGTTCAACAATGTTTACAAAGTTTGTTCTTGTGATCTCATCGTTGAATTCAAACATCTGATCTCTTGCAGCTGCAGAGATTGCATTTTCAAGGAAAATAAACAATCTACGAACATTAATTCGATCAAATGCAGATGCTTTAGAAAGACCAGTCTTATCACCAAAGAGAACTATTCCTCCACCTGGTGAGAAGATGATCGGATTAATTCGATTAGAATACAACTGATCTCTTTGAGTTTGAGATGGGTTGTATGTCAACTTAACTGCATTTAGAATAGCTCCTCTTGCAGTTCCAGCTGGTGAGAACCAAGGGAAGTTGTTAATGTCGTTTCTTGCACACAATCCTGCAATGTCTCCATTCATTGGAACATATCGGAAAGTATCTGCAAATCTGTCATACATGTATTTGTAACTTCCATCAAATATTCCAAATGATGAAGAAGTTACAGGAGCAAAGAAACTAATAACATTATCTGTAATTTGATCATCATCAAATACTGTTACAGCTCCTGCAGCACCATCACTGAGGAATGCACCTCGATGTGGTGATACAAATGCAATTGCATCTTTTCTTATCTCTGCGACAGAGATAATTTTGTTTGCAAGAGATTGGCAAGTTTCTTTAGTATGATTACCAGAACCCATTAACATAAAGTCTGCTGAGTTTAAATTGTCATCTTCAAATAACTCATATCCTTTTGCAAGTCCAGCGAGTGTTACTTGGAATGACCCATCAACATCAGGATCAGCATTTCCATCATAGTTAAGACCACCACTTAGTGTTAGTGTAGTTGCACCAGTAGCACCAAAATCTATGTCCTGTGCATTTTGATCCCATCCTACATCAGCTTGCTGTGTAAAACCAGATGAGAATGATGTTGTAACAATTCCAGCAGGTTGACTACCTCCAAATATATTTGGTGAATTATTGTAAAGATATTTTCTCCAATATGAGGGTGAACCCAGTGAATACTCACCATCTTTTGCTTTTGATAGTGATAGATGTTTTTCTAAGATTGTACCTGCATTACCAGTTATTTTTCCTTCATCATCAATTACGACTACGTGAACCTCATCAAAACGTGAGTTACGAGCAGCTGCAAAAGCTGAAGTGCCTGGACGATCTGCAAGGTTGTTCCAATTAATCGAGGAATTTGTTAACTGTATAGCTTGCTGATCAAACCAATCAGCATTTCCAGTTGGTGATACAGTGCTTGTTGCTGCACCAGCGTTATTACGAATTGTTACCGCAGTATTACCAAATTTGTAAATTCCACTTGGTTGATAGTCAACTTCAGTTCCTACACCTGCATTTGTTACTGATTCTAAAATCTTAACAGATAATTGTTTATTTACAGTATCTACACCAGTAACGATTCCTTTGAAGAAACCAGTTAGTAATGAAGTTGTACCTGCACCTGCTAGAACTGTGTTTGCTGGTATACCTTGTGTAATACCCATACCAACTTGCACACCTGATGGTAATGCACTGAAGGTTAATACTTGATCTGCAAAACTATCAATTATTGCAACTTTAAGTCCATTTGCCCATGAACCAGGATTTCTTGCTGCAACAGTTACGTTAGTAATCGGTGTTCCATCATATCCTAGATCATTGTAATGCTCTGTGCTTTTTATCTTAACATTTGCTGCTGTCCCAGAAAAGGCATTTTTAAGATCATCATCATCTGCCCTTACTATTCTTAATGCACCACCATATGATAAGTAGGATGAAGCAACCATCCAATACTCATAATGTTTGTCAGTTGATGATGGTTTTCCAAAGGCATCTAATAAATCTTGCTCATTCTCCACCAAAATTGGAAGGTTAACTGCTCCTTTGGCAAACGGACCAACAAGAGCACCAACTTTATCCGATGCTGTGTCAACACGACCAACGGTTAAGTCAACTTCTCTAACTACAATTCCAGGAGATGCTAAATTTAGTGGCATCTTTATTCTCCGAATCTCAGATTATTCTGAAATTATTTATTAAAAAACCCTTTTTCATGTAGTCTACATGTATTAAAAAGCACCGTCCCAGAAGGTATCACCCATTGGTTGCATATTTCTTGATATAAAATATAACCCTAGATTACAGGCAAACCAATTAATATTGATTACCCAAGTTTGTCTCCAAAGATATTTTCGATTTGTTTCTACAATGTAAATATTTCTCTGATTATCAGATTGTTTTACAATTTGTTCTAATATCAGTGCAATCACAAATCCAATTGCGTAGATATAAAAAGCAAAGTTAAGAAAACTTGAACTAAAAAGTAAAGCTGAAATCATCTGTAATCCCACATATAAGAACGGTCTCCGTATTCATCAGTATGCCATACATCCCCATCTTTGTCAACAAAAGTTGTGTCCTCTAGTCCAGTGTTTATAAAACCAAAAGGTGCCATATCCTGTTCAATTTGGTTTTTCTGCTCTTCATATATCCTCTTTCTTATATCATTATCGGTCATTTCTTTAAAATAATCTTGTTGAACTAACCATGCGAAAAGAACTAAACACATCGCTAAGTCATCATTACATCCTTCTTCTGCCTCAAATGAATTATGTTTTTGTGCAAACGTAGTTAACTCTGATATGATTTCGTAGTCACAAGTAAGTAATTTATGATCTTCAATCAGTGTTTTCAGGTTACTGCAACCAAGTTTTTTAACTGCTGACGTAGTTCTTACACCAAGTTGTGTTTTCTTTCCTGAAAAACCTTGTCCTACTATTTGACCATTTCGACCTCTCATCGACGCCATAAGTAAGTTTTCATACTCCAAATCGTATTGAAGTATACTGGCAACTTGATCTCCTATATCATTTACCTCAACTAAAAGATAGGCATTATTATATCCTTTTGCCACATCAAGTATGACATTTGGAAATAACATAGGTTTGATTTCATTATTTCGGTATTTTGCTACCACTTTATAGGGGAACTGAGTTGTATCAAAAACAATAAATGCTGAATAATCATTCCCAAGTCCTCTTGCAACGTCAACTGTAAGTATGTAATTATGATCCTTCTCTGGTTTTTCGTAAATATCTAAACCTGCATTTCTTGTGATTGGATTCTCATATACCATATTTTTCAATATAGCAGGTGCTATTAATGTATTAATAGAACCTAGAAACTCACATTCAAACTCAACCCTGAATTGTTGTTCTGATGTGTTTGCAATAGTTTGCTCCTTCCAAACAGCATCTCTGCCTGGTACTTCACTCCAATGAACATCAGTTGGTACATATTCGTTTTTATTTCTTTCTGCGTCGTGCCAATACCTGTAAAAGTGGTTCATCCCGTGAGGGGTAGAAACCATTATGACTTTGGTGTTTTTACCAGAAGTGATAGTAGGATATACTGAGGCAAAGAATGACTCAGCAATATGGTTAGGAACAAAGGCAAACTCGTCCAGAAAAAGAATGTTGAAAGACATACCTCTAACTGCACTTGCAGAGGTAGATGCCGCCAGTATTTTAGATCCATTTTCTAACTCCAAACTTCCTTTATTCCAAGATATTATACCCTGTTGCATCCATTTAGGCAAATTCTCATATGCAGTCTGTAATCTACCTAATAAATCACGGGCAGTTGCTGCTTTGTTTGCAAGGATACCAATGTTTGTACTATCATTGAAAACAGCATAATGTAAAAGATATGATACAGATGTAGTAGATTTACCCGTTTGCCGAGGCATCTTACATATGTTGAAACGGTTTTCATGAAATCTTTTAATTAAAGTTTCTTGGAAATCATATGGGTGAAACTGAGTTAGTCCTTCATCAAGAGAAACAATCTTAATATAATTCTTTGCAAAATAAACTGGATCATTCTTACATTTGATAAACTCAATGACCTGCTCCTCTGTAAATTCGTGAGGAGTATTTGCTTTTTTTAAATTCGGATTACCAAGGTATACATTATCATTCATAATCTATCAGCAGTTCCAACGTTTACGTGCTTGTCTTAATCTACTATTCGGATCTTTTGCTGCTTTTGGAAACTTCTTCATTTGTCCTGCACTTCTTGCACAGTAACTCTTTCTTCTATTTGCAGCCTTAGAACCTTTCTTTAATTTAGATGGTTCAGTGGTTACAGCAGTCTTTAGTTTTGAACCTGGATTTCTACGACGATATGCCTCAACACCTTTCTGTGTCATGCCAGCACCTGATTTAGTAGGTCTTTTGTGTCCTGACTTGACACTCATACCTTTCATATCATCTTCTGTTAAACTATTTCTCCAATCAGAGAAATCTTCTTTTTTTGTTTTTTTACTTTTTTTACTTTTTTTCTTATCTGGTAAAACTCTGTCTATACCTTTTCCTATAAGTTTACTACCAAGATACGCACCAGCACCTATCGCTGCAGCTGTTCCAGCACCTTTAACCATTGATCTGCGAAAGTTTTCACCACCTTGTGTTATATTATCCCCCAATCTTTCTGGAAAGTCATCATATGGAAGTGTAATTTTCTCACTTACGTTTTGGGGTTTTTTTTTACCCTCACCACTGAACATCTCTTCAGATCTTCTTTGTACCTTTGCTATAAATTTCTCTTTTCTCTTTTTAATACCCTTTGCTGCACCTTTACCAACTGCACCTGCTGTTTCTGCAGCTGCTTTTTTAGTTTCTGTTGCTGCTACTTTTCCTGCTTTTTTAACTGCTTTACCACCTGATTTTCCACCGACCTTGATACCTGCACGAACTGCTTTTCTTGATACTTTCTTTGCTACTGCTTTTCCACCAGCAACAGTGCCCTTGATTCCAAGTGTAACTAATTTTCCTGCTCCTTCATCAATGTATTCAATTTCATCTCTCCAGTTTGAAAAGTCTTCTTTCTTAGCCTTCTTTTTGACACAGTTTGGATATCTTTTACCAAACATAGTTTTCATTCCTTTCTTTTCATATCCATCCCAACATTTTTCGTCTAGTTCTACTTCTTCTTTTTTAAGATCCATGATTTGACCCTTATACTTCTTTTTCACTCGGTCAAGTGCAGAAGGTCCTTTGTTTACCTTCCTTGTCTTCATCATTTCTTTACTTGGTGGATATGAGGTTGCATCTTTCTTATCCTTAGAAGGTCTTACCTTTCCCATATCTCTGGCAACATCATAACCTTCCTCTGGAATATATTCCTCTTTCTTTGTACTATTACCCCAGTTTGCAGCACCTACCTTACGACACTTAACTAATGCACCTGATGCATATGCACTTGGCCAAACTGAATATCTTGACTTAACTTTATGATAGCAAGCATCTTTAGTTCCACTACCCTTTCCTTTCTTATCTGCTTCTGTAATTTCCATGCTTTCACCCATTCTGGTGTTGTGTTGTTCGTCAGGTGTGTTTTTCATGAGATTTTTTTTCATCTGTTTCTTTGAAATTTTAGGACCACCGATTGGATCACCATATTCATC